CGGAGAGCACTCGATACATATTCTCTGCCATCTGCCACGTTGCTTCAGCTGATGATAGTCTTGTGTTTTGATCTGAAAGTTTTTCTTCTGCTACAGTTAAATCTCTTTTAAGATTTACTATTTGAGTCTGATTAGAATTAATTGTGTCTGTTAGATTAACAATATACTTAACGCCAGTGAACGTCCCGAACAGCACAGATGCTATAACCGGTACTAATACAAAATTCTTTTTGAATAGTTCTGCAATGTTCATAATTTATATTCCTCATTTTTTTTCCTCGATTTCATAAAAGAAATTGTCGGTGTCTTCAGTCTTCCACGCTCCGGTATCCTCTACATTCCATTCATTAGTCTGTACTTTCCAGTCAGGAATGTTGTCCTTCACAGTAAATGAAGGTAGGTCCCATATGCATCTGTTGTTTGGCTGTGCCGCATAGTTGCCGTTGTCTAACGCAATTATGTGAGCGCACTTATGTTCGTGCGGAATTTCTGAATGATCAGAATTTAGTATATTAGCATCTGGGTGTCCCCAGTCAACTGTAAATAAATATTTACCGTGATACCATTTCTTGTCTTTACCAATGTATTTGCCGGATGCGGCTGTTAAAATATCCCAACTAGTAATAGCAGGGTAATAAGAAAAACTATTCCACAATTGTAGTTCATCAAGTCTCTGTAATGGAACAGTTTCCGGTTGAAAACCACGTTGAATAAAAGCCGATATGGGTAAACGATAAAAGACTGCACCGTTTTCCATGATGGCATGGAATAAGATCGAACGACCTGTAAGTGATGTAATACCGAAGATGATACAGTCTTCAACTTCGCCATGATGTTTTTTAAGATCATATAAATACTCCCTTTTTATTTGTGAGTATTGTACAGGAATATTTGCATTTAAGTAAGCCATAATTTAAGCTACTATAACATAAATTTACTTTATTGAACCCCAATTTTTACCATGTTTGTAATTAACTTTATTGTTAACCTCTAAAGTAATAGCGTTTTCCATAGTTTCTTTTACAATTGTAGCTTGTTCCTCATTTTTTATAGATAAACAAAGCTCATCATGTATCTGTATCTGTGGTAAAATCCCTTGTTCATATAGATTTACCATAGCTTTTTTAGTCATGTCGGCTGCGGAACCTTGAATTAATCTATTTAAAGCTTTGTAAGTAAATGCAGGCTTATAGAAATCTGTAAAATGTTCATAAGTAGGATCAGCTACATAACCTTTGTTTAATCTATCATCTGTATAATATTTTTGTGCTACTTCTTTATCTAAAATATCTACTGAGTCATACCTATTAATACTATTGTTCCATTTCCTATCTCTAGTTTCCCATTTATTAAACCTACAGAACCTATCTTCCAAAGTATATAAAAGTTTATTTTCTTCAGCAAAATTTATTAAATCTATAGATAATTGTTTTACAAAAGGAACTTTAGCATGGTAATCAGCAAACAATTTATTTGCTTTAGGTCTATCTAAACCAAGTTCACTAGCTAATTTTATTTTACCCATACCATAAAAAAGTCCTAAGTTAATTGTCTTGGCCATGGTCCGTGATATGTGAGCCATGTCCGCAACGATCTGGTGAAAATCTGCATCCTCTTTATTAAATTCTTCTAGCAAGGTATCTGTTCCAGGCATCCCTAAGGCTAAGGCGTAGTGTACCACGATCCGTGGTTCCTGTTGACTGTAATCGAATGATCCCCATTCACAATCATCTTCAGGTAAAAATAGTTCTCTCATTTTTTTACCAATGAATCCTCTTGAAGGTATCTGTTGTAAGTTAGGATTACTCATTGAAAATCTACCAGTCACCGTTCCACCTTGGTCCGATCTAATTTGATTAATATCTGCATGTATTCTACCTTCATGTACAAACTCTAACAGTCCTTCGATAAAAGTATTCTGAGTCTTATCAAAGTTTCTTGCTTTAGCTATTAATCTTAAATATTTATTTTTATGACTTGATAAATAATCTTTAGGGAGTTGAGGTAAGCCTGCTTTAGTTTTTTTATAATCTGTAATCTTTTGATGATCTAACAAAGCTTTAATAGAAGATGCTGCCCACATTTCTATTTTTATACCTGTTCGTCTTTCAATGTAATTGATAATATTAGTTTTTGTCTCTCCTAAACGTTTACCAAATGCTCTAGCTTTTTCGACATCAATCTTAACGCCTTTAAACTTCATGTCAACTAAACAAGGAAATAATTTAGTTTCTAATTCAAATATTTTTCTACAAGTTTTTTCTTCTACTCTTCCATCGTCATGAGTTTTAGTGTATAGTACTTCATCCAATTTCTTATCAAATATGTTCCATAACTTTAAAGTTAAGTTTACATCTTGCTCTGCATAATCTTTTACTAAACTATAAGGTAATTTTTCCATATTAGTCATAGGGTCTTGTATAACTCCATCGGACCATGCCTTAACTTTATCTGTTAAATCATATTTATATTTAGTTTCATTTAAATAAACTTTACTAATTGCATCTAAAGAATATCTCATTCTTGTTTCATCAATTACAGATGCTGCAATCATAGTATCTAATAATTCACCTTGAGGCATCTCGCCGGTTGAGGATCTAATCCAACATACATCGTATATTGCATTATGGAATACTTTGCGTATGTCCTTGTTTTTAAAGAGTTTTTCGTTCAAGTAATCCCATGTTTCTTTAACAGGTAAGTTATCTGTCATGGCATGAGCTAAGGGAAAATAAAAAGTTTGTTTCTTAGTAGCGATTGCAATACCGGTTACAAAACCATCTTTTCTAACTGCACCTAAACCTTTTGTTTTTAAATTTGGATCAGAAGTTTCTAAATCAATAGCAACAATATCTATATCTGTTAAATCTAATTCCGATACTTGTGGAACAGTACACATTATTTATAATCCCTTTCTATTATCATTTCTAAGTAGTGAATTGCTTTTTCTACATCTTGTAACTTTCCTTTTGCTTTATGTCTACAAATATATTTAATTGCATTTCCTTCTGCAAAAAGTAATTTGTTTTTATTTATAAAGTCTGCTGGTTGAATCTCCATGTCTTTGTAATGGGATCCCCCTATTTGCTTTTGGTATACAGCCATATTTACCTAGTTCCTTTCCTGTTTCTTCGGTTGCTAATACCCAGATGTCAAAGATTGCTCTACTAAACATAGTATACTTCAATCTATATTGTACGTTCTCTGGCTCGGGTTTGTGTCGTGTCAATGTTAAATCTCCAATAACATTATCATAAGTCATTCCCTTTACTTTATGAATATTTCCAAGTTCAATTCTAATTTTAGAATCATAATCAAATCCGTTTCTTATTACATTTTTAATATATATCATTCTATCGTCATGTTGTTTCTCATCTTTGCCTTTACTTCTTTTTCTAATCAAATCAAAACTTGAATGTAAATGTTGTTTATCTTTTAATAAACCTTCTTTAATTAATTCATCAATAGTATAATCTTTGTTAATTTTAAAATTTCCCTCATCAAATGCAAATGTTCCTTTACCTCTAGGTATAGCTTTACTACCTAAATACTTCCAAAATTGTTTTATCTGCAATTTACTTTTAGGAAAGCCTTCATAAAATGATGCCCATTCATTATGACATCTTAATTCTTCTTTAGATACATGACCTGAATTTCCTACGTATGCAAATTCAAAACCATTTCGTTTTAAAAAATTTACTATTCTTAAATCAGTAGGTTTACCACGGTAACAGAATAAAAAGTTCTGATTAGTATTTTTCATTTTATCTAATAAAATAGATAAACTTTTAGAAGGTCTTAAATCATTGAGAGCATATTTATTTCCTTCAATTAAATCTCCGTGTTTACAACCTTCTGGTATTAAATTTCTTTTCCCATGATAGTCATCATCGTATGTTGCTGGATGCCATTTTCTTGTGTACTCGTATTCTATCCATATTGGAGCTATAATTTCTTTACAATAATCATTGACGGCTTTACTACATCTTTTACCTTGACCTAATTCTCTGTAGGGTTTAGCTGAAATTAGGTGAAAATAATGTGCGTCTGAACCTGCAAATTCAAATATAGTTTGATCAGGGTCTCCTACCATATAAAAATGTTCGTCCTTAACATTCTGTGCCATTTTGTTTATAGCTTCTAATTGAGGTTTATTACAATCTTGAGCTTCATCTACAATTAACATTTCTATGTCAAAAACATTATCTAATGAATTAAATTCATTAAGCATATCTGCAAAGTCATGTTGACGAGTATCTTTTTTATATTTAGTATAAACTTTGTTTAATTTGTCTAATTGCTTAAACTTATAAGGATTGTATTCACTTTTATCTGCACAAGTATCCCAATGATATTCTAATTTGTCAGATAAATTCTTACCATGTGCATGATTTATAAATTTAAAAAAAGGATGTTTACTGTAAGGATCCCCCTTAAATTTTGCTAATCTAAAACTCGATTCTTTTGCACATAATTTATTATAATCATCATTTTCTTTGTCATCAAAAACTTCTTTTCTCATAATTTTATTTCTACAAAAATGATGAATTGTACATATTCTATCTTCAAAATAATCTTTCTTTAAACCTTGTTCTTTAATTTCTTTCATTTGTAAAATTGCTTTAATAATTTGATTAGCAGCAGTATTGGTGTGAGATAGTAATATAATTTTATCTGTACCATATTTTAAAAATCCTTCTCTATATTTTTCTACTAAAAATTCATGTGTTTTTCCAGTTCCTGGAGGTCCCGCTACAAATCTAGGTGTCATAATTTTATTGTTCAAAATCTATACTCTCTATATTTTCTTTTTTAATTACTTCTTTATATTCCCCATCAATGATTAAGTCTTCCATATCTATTTCATAGTCATCAATCTTCCAAGACACACAAGATTTATATTGATCATCTTTTATTTTAACTTTACCTCTATTTTTTTTGGCTTTTAAAATTCTTTGAACCTGCATAACTAAATCTACTCTAGCAATTTTAATTCTTTTATCCGTTAAAAAATCTTCAAATGCATCTAAGTTAAACTCTAAACTTTTACTAATCATATCAAAGAAAGGTCTTTTATACTCAAGTAAATTAATCTTTTGATCGTAAGCATTCTCTTGTTTGATATAGTGTTTAAAGTATTTTTTAAATACCAAATCTTTATTAGCTTCCTCAACATAATATTTTGATTTAGTTCTACTTTCAAATTTTTGCAGCATAATTGTTTCAAACTCTACAACTGGCATTTTAGGAATCCAAACAGAACCTTGTGACATAACTGCGTCATAAAATAATTTTTGGTTCATTAAAGTTGGCCCAGGAATTATAATATTTTTTTCAATAACTTTACCTTCTAATTTACCTGTTACTTTAATTATGTATCTGTCTTGTCCATACTCTATAATGTCTCCTATGCACTGTTGTGCAATTTCTTTTCTATCAGAAGAACCACTATCTTTTGCGCCAACCCAATCAAACAAGTGTGCTATTGCGGGAGGTGTACACCCTATTAGTTCAGATAATTTAGGTATTCCAAATTTTCGTTTTGATTTTTTACCCGTAGTACCTTTAGATTTTCTTTCTTCACATTCATCATCATTAGAAGCCACTGCAATATTGTAAACAAACTCATCAATATCACTTACACTCCATTTAGTATGGCTTAATAATACTCCGGCAATAGCTGTACAATACTCATCCCTTGATCCTTTAGAGGCATACAAAATACAAAGCGCCGTAGACAATGCTATTTTTCTTAAATCTAAATCTAAGTCTCCAGGGTATTCTTTTATACCTTCATACTTTTCCCATCTTACATGTTCATGTACTTTACTATGTAAAGATCCGGGAACAATTGTATAGAAATTACTGCCACTTCTTATCTCACACAGTGTTGCACCATGTGGAAAATTTTTATAATATTTTTCTAATTCTTTTGGTAAAGAAAAAACAGTTTTATTTAACTGACCTTTAAACCAATAATGACTTGTTGGATTACTGGGTCTACCAGATATGGCTCCACAATATTTTATATACTTATTTACAAATCTTTTTGCTATAGAGTTATCTATATCTAAATCAACATCGTGATCTAATCTTAAAGCTATTTCACAACCCTTGTAAGAATTTTTCCATTCTTCTTTTGTTATTGAAAGGTCTTTACTACTCCACTTACTTATTTCAGGTAAACCTTTTTTACAAGGTATAATAATCCTATCTAGATCTAACCAGTTTTCATATGTGGACGGACCACTATTAAGTATTTCTTTATCAATCATATTTTTTTATGGGCGGGTTCACTCTCGCTTCGCCGCCCAATCCCTAGGAACTATAAATTGATTGTCTTTTTAGTTGCTTCTTGAGTTTCAGGTTTTGCTTGTACAGCACCTTTGCTAACTTTTTCAGCAAAGTTTTTTGCACTTTCATAAACCGATTTATCTTCAATAGGTCCAACTTTAGACACATCCCAACCAAACCATGTTCCTTTGTCATTTGACATCTGAGTGGTTTTTAGTTTGTAAATGTGGCTATATGTTGGCGGCGTAAACATACCATTTTTACCTTGAAGTTTAATACCCATCATCATTGAGTTCCATTTTCTACTAATTTTTAATTGAGTAGATTTCATAGAAATCAAAGCTGATTGAGGTGATTTACCCAAAACAACTACAAAATGATTTGCAGTGTTCTCTAAGTAGTTACCATTTGGAAGTCTATCTTTATAAGATTTATCCCTTGTTGTAGTACTTACGATATCACTTTCCGCATTATGGATTGCGACTGGTGCACCTTTACTGTCACCTCTATCTTGCCATTCTACATATTTTCTTTCGTAGAATACTGGCAACACATCGATCCCTTTAGCACCATCAAAAATTTCATTTGTGACAGTGTTTAAGATCATTCCAGGTTCTGCACCTTCGACATACTTACCATCTCTCTTATTAATTTCAGGAGATAGTTGTCCTAATACTTTCAGAAACGGTAATGCAAGATCATCTTGCATCATATTCTGAGAGCCTTTATCAGCATCAGCTTCAAACATGTTTGTTGCTAATGCGCCTGCTTCTTCTTTGTTTGCTACTTGGTTCATGGTTATTGTTTCCTTTTTATTGTTGTTTTATTTCCAACGAATACGTTGAAAAGTTCGGTAGGCAGTTCCTTACCCGCCTCAATACGCTCCCGAACTAGCGCTTTGAGAGTCATGGGCTCAACCTTCAACTTTTGTGTTGGTTGATACCCACGCTCTGATGCAAGGCTAGCATAATCCGCAGCCTTGTTATCTTCGTTACGCCCAAATGATACGGATATCTCATTTTTGATTATATCACCTAGGTTATTGTCTCGAAGCCATTGAAACGCAGCATCTTTATTTGCTATAGTTATGCTTGCGCTATAATTTGGTTTAACATCTACTGAAGAACCATCCATAAGTTTAAGATGAGATAAACCCATCTCAGCCATCATAGTTGGAATTACTTCCGCTGATAAATGTTCAAAATCTTTTTTCTTTTGTTTGAGAGCTTCTTCTTGTGTTTCTATTTCTTTTTGAAATGTATTTAATCGCTCTACTTGGTCAGCTAACGACTGAATGTTTTCAGTCTTACCCAACATTTTTGTTTGGTCGTCTTCAAAGTTAATATTACTCATCTATCTTTCCTCTTTCATATAAGTTAATCTCAATAGGATAATATTGTCTTTCTTGTTTATCCCATTTTAGTAAATTGTATTTACCATTTGTTGTGTCAGAAACTATAGAACACGCTACACCAATAATTGCAGGATCTCCAGTTAATAATAAATAATCTTCTGTTGTAAAATCTTTTAAAGCTTTTCTAAGTTTAAAAATTAATGGACCAGGAGAAAATATTATTTGTGAAAGTTCCGGTAATAAAAAAACAAACTCACCATATTTTGATGCGCCCATAATATTTATTTTAGGTCTACCCTCGGCAGTACCAGCAATCATTTGAATTACGTAAACTTTATTTTCTTTCATGATTGACAATATAGTTATCCATGATAAATTGTCAAGTAGAAAGAAGAAAAATTATGAACTATAAATTTAAAACAAAACCTTACGATCATCAATTGACTGCATTAGAAAAGTCATGGAATAAAGAAACGTATGCCTACTTCATGGAAATGGGGACAGGTAAAACAAAAGTATTAATTGACAATTTAGCTATGCTTTACGACAAAGGTAAAGTTAATGGTGCTTTAATTATTGCACCTAAAGGAGTTGTAGGTACTTGGTATAGTAATGAGTTACCAACACATTTACCTGATCACATAGAAAATGTGACCGTATTATGGCAAGCAAATATAAATAAAAAACAACAAGATTCTTTAGACACTTTGTTTTCTGAAGGAGAAGGTCTTCATATTATAATAATGAATGTTGAAGCTTTCAGTACAGATAAAGGTAAAGAATTTGCATCTAAATTTTTATCTTGTCATGAAACTTTAATGGTTATTGATGAGTCTACAACTATTAAAAATCCTAGTGCTAAAAGAACTAAAAGTATTCTTTCTCTTGCTAAAGAAGCTAAGTACAGAAGAATAATGACCGGTTCTCCAGTTACTAAAAATCCATTAGATTTATTTAGTCAATGTTATTTTTTAGACCCGTTTCATTTAGACTTTAGTTCTTATTATGCTTTTAGAAATAGATATGCAGAAATGAAAACATTGCATATGCATGGAAGATCTATTCAAGTCGTTGATAGTTATAAAAATTTAGATGAGTTAGCTGTTCAGTTAAAAACATTTTCTTACAGAGTATTAAAAGACGATTGTTTAGATTTACCAGATAAAATATTTATTAAACGTCAAATATCTTTAACTCCAGATCAACGTAAACTTTATGATCAAATGAAAAAACAAGCTTTAGCTATTCTTGAAGGTAAAGTGTCTAGTACACAGAATGCACTAACTCAATTAATGAGATTACAACAAATAACTTGTGGTCATTTTACTGACGATAATGGTAGCACTCAACCTGTAGCTAATAATAGAATTACTGAACTTATGGACATTTTAGAAGATGTTGATGGTAAAGCAATTATATGGGCTCATTATCAATATGATATTAAAAACATAATTAAAGAAGTAGAAAAGGTCTATGGTCCGGGATCCGTGGTTGACTATTATGGATTAACGCCAAAAGAAGTAAGGCAAGACCATATTAAATCTTTTCAAGGCGACCCTAAGTGTCGATTTTTTATCGGAACCCCTGCTACGGGCGGATATGGAATAACTTTAACAGCTGCAAATACAGTTATCTACTATTCTAACGGATATGATCTCGAAAAAAGATTACAATCAGAAGACAGAGCACACAGGCTCGGGCAGAAAAAACCAGTACTTTACATTGACATAAATGCTGAGGACACGGTTGATGAAAAAATCGTGAAAGCTCTACGGAAAAAAATAAACATAGCATCAGAAGTTTTAGGTGAAGAACT